CCGCTTGGAGTCTACGGTTCGCCAGGTTCTAGCTGATAAATCAAGCACTTAGCTCGATTGGAAGGCCCCGCAAGGGGCCTTTTTCTTTTCTGTTGACTTTTTTTGGGGGTTAAAGTACATTACCTGTGTCGTAACACATAGGCGCATATGGACACCACCAACCTACCCAAGACCCGCAAAGAAGCCCAAGCAACCGGAGCTACGCACTACTTCACTGGAGCGCCGTGCATACACGGGCACATAGCCCCACGCAAGACCAAGGGTGCTTGTGTTGAGTGCTTAAAGATTGAATGGCAAAAATCCGCAGTAACCAGAGCGGAGTACTTCAAAGCGTATAACCAGTCGGAAGCTGGGCTTACCGCAAAGCAGGAGTACTACAAACGAAACCGTGATGCGGTGATAGCACGGGCACAAGCACGCCCCGCTGAAGAAAAACGCTCGTATCGTAAAACGTGGAAGCAGAATAACGCATTGCAGATATTGGCAGACACTAAAGTACGTCGCCGCAAACACCGGCAAGCAACTCCACCGTGGCTCACCAAAAAACAAAAAACACAAATTCGGCAGCTATACCAGATTGCAATCACCATGACGCAAACCACGGGAGAACAGTACGTGGTTGACCACATCTACCCCCTGCGCTCAGACACGGTGTGTGGATTGCATGTGCCGTGGAACTTGCGCGTTATTACGCGGGCGGAAAATTTACAGAAGTCAAACTCGCTTCCAGACGATTCCGAAGCGCTTGCATTCCACAAACCAACGTGATATAAATGCGCATACCTAGACCACCGACTTGCTGACTGACTAGGCAGACTTCCCTCAAGAGACAGCAAGTTTTGATTTGAGGAGTTATTATGGGTTTCGCTTCCCACCTTGGCCCTTGGCTGCTTGGCACGAACAAGTACACAACGGGCACGACCGCTGGCACGATCCAGAACATGGGCGCAACGACTGTTGCTCAGACTGGGACCATGACGGTTAACACTACGACTGCTACCACCTTTGCCGTTCTTCCGGCTGGTGCCCAGATCACTAATATCTTCTGTGATATCACCACGGCGTTCTCTGGAACCACGGGTAATACCATCACCATTCAGACTGCTGCTGGTACAGCACTAGCTACGGTTGGTAGTGCTACTACGACTTCTTTGGCTACTGGTCGCGCAACGACCACGTTGTCGGGCACCAACATGGCCACGATCCTGAACGTCGGTTCTACAGATCTAGTGCTTCAGGTTATCTACGCTTGTGCAGGTACGGCCAGCGGCGGAGCAGCACAGATTACCGTGCAATACCTTGTCAAAGGCTCTGACGGCGTTATGTATCCGACCAGCACCCAAAACTAATTAGGGGGCTGCGATGCAGCAAACTGATGTAAAAGCCGTACACCTAGAAGCCACGGGTACTGCTGTTTCTAGCCGTACTCGGGTTAAAGGCTATCAGTGTATTTCTGGTGGCACTGCCGGGGATGTTATTTTCCGTGACGGTGGTTCTAGTGGGCCTATCCGTTTACAGTTTAATATTTCAACCGGCACACAACCGATTGGGTTGGCAATTCCCGGCGAAGGGATTTTGTTCTATACGGATGTACACATGACTTTGCCAGCTACGGCTAAGATTACGGTGTTCTATGGCTAAGTCCCCGGCGTGGCAACGCAAAGAAGGTAAGTCCGAGAGTGGCGGTTTGAACGCCAAAGGAAGGGCTTCTTATAACGCTGCCAATCCGGGTAAGCCCGGACTCAAACCGCCACAACCGGAAGGTGGGTCGCGTAAGAAGTCATTCTGTGCGCGGATGTCGGGCATGAAGAAGAAGCTCACTAGCGCCAAAACAGCCAACGACCCCGATTCCCGGATTAACAAAAGCCTTCGGGCGTGGAAGTGTTGAGGTGGATATGGAACACACGATCTGGAACGCTGTACTTTCAGTAGGTGTCAGCGTTGTTGGGTTCATCCTCAAGAGCGTCTTCGACGAGTTAAAGCGCCTTCAAGTGCTGATTAACAAGACCCGCGAAGAAATTGCCAAAGAGTATGTGACCAAGACACAGTTGGACGCGGACATCAACCGCATCTTTGATCGGCTTGACCGCCTTGAAGCTAAGATTGATCGGCTTATGGAGCAGCACAAGTGAAAAAACCCAAGAAGTTTAAGCGCTACGCCGAAGGCGGTGCTCTCGGAGCCGGTGAAGGCGATCCATTTTCTTACACGGATTTCAGCAACCGTGAGCGTAATCTGCGTAAACCGTCCGAAGCTGCTCCTATTGATCGGTCGCGGGATGTTGAAACTGCTTCTGTAAAACCACCCAAAGTTACGGAATCTAAACTCCCTGAACCCGTAAAAACGGAAAAAGAACCCGCAAGAACGGAAGAAGTTAAACCGCTTAAATTAACTAAAGCCGAAGAACGCGCAGATTACGAAGGCGATACAGACGCCACCAGCGGAAGCCAGACTTTTAAGCCCTCTGCACGGCCCCCCGTTGTATCCACAAACAAACCCACTGCCCCCAAACCTAAACCACCAGCCCCAGCTAAACCTGCCGAGCCAGCCAAACCTGCCGAGCCAGCCAAACCCAGCTATGTAGGAGCGGGTGATAGCGACGATAGCGTCGATACCAAAAAGAAAAATGAGCTAGAGCGGCTCAAACGAGTTGGTAGTGGTGCTGTCGAACAGACCATGATGGGTCCGGTTGAGACAGTTGCCCTTGGGGTTTCTAAGCTCCCAGCTATGTTCCGTGCCGGTATCAGTGCGCTTCGAAATAGGGGGACCGGTAAATTCCCCGAAGAGAAACCGGAGATTAACGTACCTAGGACTCCCGCAGTTGAGCGGGCTAAACCAAAAGAACCCGCACCGGCCAAAGAGCAAACCCCTGCGGAAAAAATGGGCTTACGGGAAACCGAACCCATGCGTCGGGCTCGTGAGGCTAAAGAAAAGTTTGAAGCCGCTAGTAAAAGCGCCAAAGAAGCCGCTGATAAGTCTTCCAAAAATGCTGCTGATGAAGTGGCAGCAGAGGCAGCTAAGCGTGCAGCATCTAAACGCCAAACTCCAGACAACAGGCGCTTTCCAAATAAAGGAAGTGCTACTTCCGGTCGCCCCAAAGCCAGCGGGGAATTTAGAGCTACGAGTAATAAGTTTGACAGGCCGGTGGGTGAAAAACGCGGTCCAAAGACCGATGAAGTGCTTGAACGGGAAGGACTTCCAATCAAAAAAGGCGGAAAGATCCCAGCCTTTAAGAAAGGCGGTCTGGTTGGTCGCGCAGATGGCTGCGCCATTCGTGGCAAGACTAAAGGGAGGATGGTGTAATGCCTAGCCATAGCAAAAAGCAGCACAACTTCATGGAGGCGATTGCCCACTCGCCTTCGTTTGCTAAAAAAGTTCACATCCCCCAGTCCGTAGGTAAAGACTACGCAGAAGCTGACAAAGGTCGCAAATTCTCCAAAGGTGGTGAAATGGCTGAATCCAAAGCAATGGTTGGCAAAGAAGTGGCTTTCATGAAAAAGAAAGGCGCTCCTGCTAAAATGGTTAAGCACGAAATGTCTGAAATGAAGGGCATGAAGAAGGGCGGCTCAATTGACGGTTGCGCTCAGCGCGGCAAGACCCGGCTCAAACGCGGCGGTATGTGCTGATGTTATCTAGCCGTGGCATGGGTAAAATTGACCCGTCTAAGATGCCGGGTAAGAAGACGATCACCCGCAAGGATGATCCGAATCAGGTAGCCATGTACGCTGAAGGTGGGCACGTCAACGAAGCGGGCAACTATACAAAGCCCAGTCTTCGTAAGCGGATTGTGTCTCAGGTAAAAGCTGCGGCGACTCAGGGTACTGGGGCGGGTCAGTGGTCTGCTCGCAAAGCCCAGCTTGTCGCTAAGAAGTATAAGGCGGCTGGTGGAGGGTATAGAGATTGAAACCTCCGCAGCAGTCCCTCAAAGACTGGGGTGACCAAAAATGGCGCACCAAGAGTGGTAAACCGTCAAGCAAGACTGGCGAACGGTACTTGCCAGAAGATGCAATTAAGAGTTTGAGTCCGTCCGAATATGCCGCAACCACCAAGGCAAAACGTGCAGGTAAAGCGGCAGGGAAACAGTTTGTAGCGCAGCCTAAAACAATCGCAAAGAAAACCGCTAGGTTTAGATAATGACAGTCTCCGGGGTCGCCAACTTTGACATGAACTTCACGGAACTCGCTGAAGAAGCGTTTGAACGTGCAGGGCGTGAGATGCGTTCCGGTTATGACCTTCGGACGGCGCGGCGCAGTACCAATATTATGATGGCTGAGTGGGCCAACCGTGGTATCAACATGTGGACGATTGAGCAAGGCTCTATCCCCATGAACACGGGAACTGCTACGTACAATCTACCGTCAGATACCGTAGATCTGATGGAGCACATAATTCGTACTGGATCGGGCAATACTGCTACACAAGCGGACCTGACCATCACCCGGATTAGTGTTTCAACGTACGCCACAATTCCAAACAAGCTCAGTCAGGCACGGCCCATTCAGGTCTATATTGACCGCAAGCAAGCTATTCCAACCATCACCGTCTGGCCGATCCCAGATCAGGGCACAACTGCTTCTCCCTATTACACTTTTGTCTACTGGCGGCTGCGTCGGATGGACAATATTAATACGGGTGTCAATACCGCTGACGTAAACTTCCGGTTTCTCCCCTGCCTTACCGCAGGGTTGGCTTATTATGTAGCCATGAAGATCCCTGAAGGGGCGCAGCGCCTTGACATGTTGAAGACCGAATACGAGTATCAGTGGCAGTTGGCTGCTTCTGAAGACCGGGAAAAAGCGGCAGATCGGTTTGTGCCTAGACAGTATTTTATCGGTAGCAGCTAATGGGTAATCGGTTCGCCTCTGGCAAGATCGCTATTGCCGAATGCGACATGTGCGGATTCCGGTACAAGTTAAAGGATCTCAAGAAGCTAGTAGTCAAGACAAAGTTAGTCAATATCAAGGTGTGCCCTCAGTGCTGGGTACCAGATCAGCCTCAGTTGCAACTCGGTATGTACCCAGTTGAAGATCCTCAGGCACTCAGGGAACCACGGAAAGATCTTAGTTATTATCAGTCTGGGACAAACGTAAACGGATATCCGTCAGAAGGTAGTCGAGTAATTCAGTGGGGGTGGAATCCGGTTGGTGGTTCTAGAAGTTTTGATGCGGAACTAACCCCAAATTACTTGGTAGCTGCGGGGCAAATTGGTACAGTAACGGTTGTGACGACATAGGAGTCCATGATGGACAAGAAAGAAGTTAAAGCTATCGCGGATACGGAAGTCCGTGCCCACGAGAAAAAAATGCACCCCGGCGCAAAAAAGATGAAGGCTGGTGGCCCTACTACGGACGACCGTATGAAGTACGGCAAAAATCTGTCTCGCGCCATGAACCAGCGCAGTGGCGCAAGGGGGCGGTGATGGGTGACTACAGCATGAAACGCGGCGGCAAAGAAGTTGGTCCCGCTTCGACTTACGCCGCACCGCATGATATGTCGGGCAAAACCGGCGTTGACTTGAGTAACAGCGGCTACGGCAAAAAGGCTCGTACGACTAGCCTTGATGACCTGTGCGTCAGTCTTGGAGATGTCTCCAGCAAAGAGTGCCCACCACCAAAAACCTCTGGTATCAAGATGCGAGGAACTGGTTGCGCTACTAAAGGCACAATGTCTCGGGGCCCAATGGCATGAACTACGCCGATCTGGTCACGAACATATCTGACATCACGGAAAATACTTTCCTGACGAGAGATGTAAATATGTTTATCCAGCAGGCTGAGCAGAAGATCTATAACACGGTCCAACTGCCCAACCTGCGTAGGAACGTGACCGGAACAGCTACGCAGTACAACAAGTATGTATCTGCACCAGATGACTTTTTGTCCGTCTATTCGATGGCAATTTTTCCTACGGGTGGGTCTTACACGTTCTTGTTAAATAAAGACGTGAACTTCATCCGTGAAGCGTACCCAAATCCGACTGACTACGGGACACCGGCTCATTACGCCCTTTTTGGCCCTCAGTCCTCGTTGCCAACTGAACTAACCTTCATTCTCGGCCCTACCCCGGATGTGGCGTATAATGTAGAATTGCACTATTACTACTACCCGGAGTCCATCGTGACTGCTGGGACCACGTGGCTTGGAGATAATTTTGATTCCGCTCTGCTCAACGGTGCGCTGGTTGAAGCTATTCGGTTTATGAAAGGTGAACAGGAATTAATAGCGGTCTATAAGGGCATGTATGACAACGCCCTGACGCTGCTTAAACAGTTGGGTGACGGAAAAGACCGTCAAGATGCGTACCGCAGCGGTCAGACCCGCGTGCAAGTTATTTAATTTAGGAGTTTTTCATGGCTATCACGCAGGCAATGTGTACATCGTTCAAGGTAGATATCTTGAGCGGCACACAGAACTTTAATACCGGTACGACCAAGGTCTACAAGATCGCCTTGTATACCTCTTCGGCTACGCTGGATGCAACGACCACATCGTATTCTTCGGCTAACGAAGTTACTGGTACGGGCTACACGGCTGGTGGAAACACGTTGACGGTTTCGCAGATTCCAACTTCTAGTGGAACTACGTCATACATTAATTTTTCTGACACGACTTGGACGAGTGCAACGATCACGGCTCGCGGGGCATTGATCTACGAAAGCTCGGCTAACAAAGCTGTAGCGGTGTTAGACTTTGGTTCAGACAAATCGTCGAGTGCATCTAACTTCACGATTCAGTTCCCAGCCGCAACGTCTACGACTGCAATTATCCGGATTGCATAATGTCTATCTCCCTTAAACACGGCTTTGGCAGTGGAAAGCTAGACGGGACGGATGCGACCCTAGTCCAGCCGTCCAACTGGAACTCTGAACACGTTCTGGCTATTGGTTCCTCAAAGCTGTTTGGGAGAACCTCAACGGTCGGTTCGACGACGCCCTCGTCTTTGTCTGGGATTTCTCAGGCCAATCCGGGGGTGTTCACAACGACTGGAGCGCACGGGCTGACGGTTGGGCAGTTGGTAGTGATTACCAGCGTCTTGGGGATGACCCAAGTTAATAACAATGTGTATGTTGTTAACACAGTTCCCCTGACAACGACGTTCACTGTGTCGGCTGAAGGCTCAGGCGGGTTGACTCCGGTTAACACAACTTCTTTCACG